CCTATAATTCCGGGTCATCATCGAGGACTTCCACCTTTTGAAGTGTGTCCAAGAATTCTGCACCAAACATCTTGACAGTTTCACCGCTACGGCGAATGCACTCCCAAGCCAGCCAATACACATCACTCTGTTTTTCATCGTCACGAAAAGCCTTGTGAAAGCCTTTCTTGGCGTAAACCTCGAATGCGTATTCGATCGATGGGGTTATCTGATGATCAGATACAGAGCCATCTGCCCTTGTGATCTTTAGCTTTGCCATTCTTTAGCCCTTTTCTTTAGTAGTTAGATTATGACCAAGTACCAGTTGTTGCGATTGCTGTCTTGCTGTTGCAGGTAAATGTAAGATCCATCATACCTTCATCAGCGACAGCACCGTTAATGTCTGTTAAGTTGTCAACCAAGATTGTGCCTGAATATAGAACGTTAGTTGCTGATACAGCAGCTGATGAATCTTGAATTGCTGCGAAAGCAACAGTTGTTCCATAAGCAGCCTGAAGGGTTGCTAGAACGTTTGCTGCTGCTGTGTCGTTCAAGAATGACACTGTGATGGTATCTGCTGAAAGTCCGGTAACGAACTTGTGAGCTGTGTCGCCCATAGCAGTAACTTCGATTTGATCTGACTGACGGTTAAGTGTAAACGCAGTGACATGATCTGAAAGATTGATAGTGGCAATCTTTAGACCAACTTTGTTATTTAGAAAAATTGCCATGATTATTCTTCTTCCTTCTTAGTAGTTACTGGCTTTGGTGCTGTGGTGATCTGACCAATCTTCTTCAAGAAGGCTAGATCCTCTGGTGTTAGGTCTGACATGTTAACTCCAACTTGTTAGGATTGATACGGACATCTCGCAGCTGAGCAGATCACCTGATGCAGCATTGAGAACGCTTGGGGCAGATATACTGCCTACATTATAGGTCAAAGAACTAGCAGCGAGTAAATTAAACACTCGAACCACATTAGTTTCAATGCCGTTTAGATTGCCTTCGTTATCGAATAAAGGCACAGTAATAATAATCTTAAAGTTAGCCAGTGCGCTGACTGTGTTGCGCGAGTTGTTGCTTGGCGCAAGATAAGGATCGTCTGGGCTTACGATAACTGAATTGGCAAGAACTACTGAAGGTGGGAATGCAAAAGTCTGCCATAGGGAGTTATCAACTAGGGCAGTTGCAAGAGTAGTTCGAAGGGTAGTTATTGCTGATGGCATTAGCCCACCATTGAGCGAGGGTCTAGCGCGTGTGCGATCAATCCTCTGACCTTAGCGAGAAGCTGTGCGCTCATTCGGTAAGGTGAGGGCTGGAAATCAACGGAGTTTGAACCAGTTAAAGTGCTGGTTCTCGCTTGCCAGATCTCGACAGCTATCATCAAAGCGGCATTCTGGATTGCTGCATCGGCAGTCCAGTCTGTTGAAGGACTTATTGTTACTGTGCCATAAGGATTAACTGCGTGGCGTGGTGCAGCTGCTGGTGTGCCTGTTATTGCATAAGAGATTGAGTAATCGCCGACTACTGTGATTGTCTTTGATCCATTGAGGTGGGCTTTGTTGTTAGTTACAACAACCGTTTGGCCTACATAAAATGTATTTTTTACAAGTGTGTCAAAATAAAGAGTGCCTACTGTGGTGGTGTTGCTGTGTTCTGTGTTGAAATGAGTATCTGCCCAAAGCATTGGGAGTAGCACTGCATCTGATGCATCGCAGACTTCCTGAATTGTTGCATCTGGGTACAGCGAGCCAACGCCGAGAACGCTCTTGAGTTCAGCTACTGTGCAGAGTGACATTCCAATTCCTTTCTAAAGACCAAGAGGGGGCAAGGGCTATGCCCCCTCTCAGCGACTTAGTGGGCTTACGCCTTGTTGTTCTTGAATGCGCCAGCGCCAACCTTAGTTGCGATTGCGCCGAAGCCGTAGTAACCGATGGTTACTTGACCCGCTGCTGTTGATTCCGCGCGTAGGCGGTAGGTAGGGCTCTCATACCAGGTATATGCATCTGGGTTCACGATAAGAAGTGATCCATCTTTGTCTGTGTCTGATGTTGATGCAACGTTTGCAGTTACATATAGATCAAGACCAGCAACGCGACCGCGTAGAGCTGATGGAGTTGCAGAGCCTGGTTGGTTCATTGGGTTTGTTACTTCATTGTAAATTGGACGACCTGAGTCATTTAATGACATCAAGTTTGACCATTGTGAAGTATTGGCAATGAGGTTGCGAGCGAATGGATTTGGCAATCCTGCTGTTGCGCTGTAAACAGAAGCCGCACCGCGAGAGATAATTCCTAGCAATTCTGCTGCTGTTGGGTATGTTGTAACTGTTGTGCCATCAGCTGTTGCGCCTGTAACAAGTGCTGCGTGAACTGCTGAATCTGTGGCCTTCGCGTAAGCGGCTGCCATGTTGCGTACTAGTTCATCGAAGAACGCTGGTGAAGTACGATCAAGTAGTTCAACAGAGAATGTCTGTTGTCCAGCATACTTCTTAACTGTTACAGATAAGAATGATGATGCTTGATCTGTTTCAGAGAATGCTGAACCTTCAGCGGTTTCTGCAACTGTTGGCATTGTTGTGATCTTTGGGATCTCAAATGTCATACCGGCATCTGGTAGCACTCCGCGAGAGATTGCTTCGATTGATGGACGGATTGTTGTGCCTAGTGGGTTGATGATTTCAGATAATTGGCGTGTTGGTACAAGACCAGCGTTGTCTGTTGTGTCATCTGCTGCGCGTAGGTACTGACGAGCTGTTTCATCGCCTAGTGCTGCGCGGATTGAGTTTTCTGCATACTTAGCAGCTGTGATTTCAATGCGTGGCTTTGTGTAAGCCATTGCTGTGACAGTTGGGCGAGCAGCTTCAACCGCTTGTGCTTCAACTGGTGTTGCTTCGACGGCTGGAGTGGTATTTTCCACGTTGGCTATCTCGCTTTCTGTTGGTAGGGGTTCTTCTACTGCAACAGATTCTTCTGCTGCAATATCAGTGACCTGGGCTGACTTAAATGCTGGCTCAGTCACTAAACTTACTTCGACCAAACGGGCAGCGGATACATAAGTCACGCCGTCCTTGATCTTTGACTTTAGAACTTCTGCACCGATGCTTAGTCCTGATTGCAAACCTTCTTCGGCAAGAATCAAGGCTTCTGTGCCGCGCTGTGAGCGACTTACAGAAAAGACTGCATCGATTGAGTTCTCTGACTCTGAAAAGCTGACGGCACGACCCAAAGGTTTTTTTGAATCATGCTGATTTAATAATTTTATGGTCTTAGGATCTGGGATCTCGATTGATCCAGAAGCAAAGATAACTTTGCCCATGTTGGTAGATCCTGCTTCAATGTTAAGAGGCACGATCTTGCCTGAAATAGTGCGATTGGCTGAATCGGCTGTTAGTTCAGCTGCGAAGGTGATTATCTGGGTCATTCCATTCCCTGACTTCCGTTAGGTGTTAGATCTGTCATTTCCATTGCTTGTTCTTGAGTAATGAGTTCAAGTTGTAATAGTTTTTCAATTACTGCTAGTTCTGCTAATGGATCAGTACGCAAGAAGTTTTTGTCAATGTCAAACTTAACAACATTGCCACGAGCTGTAATGTCGTCCATTGATAAACGATCTTCAATAGCAGTAATAAATGGCTGCAAAGATAGTGTCAAGAATTGCTTGCGTTCATCTTGAACATTTGCATAAGTCATTGAGTTGTTCTGATCTGCTGATACATAATAAGCAGGGACATTGCAAAGGCGCGCAATTTCAGTAGCCAAATTGAAAATGGCCTCTCCGTACATCATCTCTTTCGGTGAGAATGACACTGGCTTATATTCTAAAGTGCTTGTTAGATAAGCAGTTGAACGATTGTTGCGAGCAGTGCGCCAAGCAGCTAATAATCCTGAAACTTCTTTAGGATCAAGATCCGCACCGGTATTTTTGATATAACCAGTTGCCATTGGAGTTGATGCAGCAATCGCTGCTGCCTTTTGGACATCGATTGCCGCGCGAATTGTTTGAATGCCTGTTGTCAAGATACCTGGTAGCAAAGATTGGAAAGTAATTAAACTACCAAGGCCGTCCATTGGAAGTGTAGTTCCATCAACTGCATAAGACTTAACAAAAGTATTGGTGCTATCTAAAGTTGCAGTTACGCGATTATTAGCGATCCATTCAAAGCGAGATGGTCGTCCATCTTCATTGTAAACTTCAACGACCTGCCAGAAGGCTTGCGAATATAGAAGCAATGATTCGACTGTGTAAGCGATCGTTACGGATCGAGGTTGAGAATATGAAGGCTGCTCTAACCAAACT